ATCGAAGATGGTGCTCTATCTCCATCGCCTGCTATATGGATGACAGAGACACAAGCAGAGGGACATGATTATTCAACAATGAATACTGATGGTGACCCAGTGAGATTCTATAATGTTGATGAACAGGCACCACCTATATCTCAAGCATCGTATGTTGGAGGCGCACAGGTATCACCTGGCCTACAGACTACAATAGCTCTAACAAAAGAATTAATTACAGCATCGGCTAATAGTTTCAATGCTTTACAAGGGAATGCTATGCCACAACAAAGTGGTATCGCAGGTGCTCAACAGATAGATCAAGCTAATATCGGTTCAATCAAATGGTTTGAGGCTCTTAAAGTAACAGTATGTCATGTAGGTAAAATCTTAGTAACATCAATTCCCCGAGTTTATGACTCTACCAGACAAATCAGAATGTTAGATGAAGATGGTACAGCTAGAATGACGCCTATCAACAAGCCTATTATTAATAGTAAAACAGGGCAAGCCGAGACACTAAATGACTTATCTGTTGGTGAGTACGATGTTGTATGTGACTTCGGACCAGCATTCAACTCTCAACAGAAAGAAACTGCTACAGCATTCCTCGAAATGGCCCAGATTGACCCATCACTAGCAACTAAAGGTATGGATATTTGGCTTAAGAACTTATCTGTACCTGGTATGGACCTAATGGCAGAACGTGTCAGACAAGAACTACTTAACGCTGGCATGATACCGCAAGAACAGTTAACAGAAGAAGAACTACAGAAGATAGCTGAAGCACAGGCCGCCGCTGCTAACCAGCCACCGCAAGAAGACCCAATGATGGTTGCTGCAAGAGCAGAGGAATTGAAGGGCCAAGCTGAGATGGCAGATGCTCAGAATAAGCAGATGGAGATACAAGGTCAACTTCAACTTAAACAACAAGAACTTGCATTAAAACAAGCTGAACTAGAACTAGATGCGGCTAAATTCGAACGAGACAAATCAGACAAGTTTAACGTAGATGCCGCTAAGATATCTCAAGATAATGAAAAGCTAGAACTCCAGAGACAGAATCAACAGTTCCAGCAACAATTAGCTCTTATGAAGCAACAAACAGATGAGATGACAGCTGCGTTTAACAACTTGAAAACAATGAAAGATGCGATGGGGGCTGACGCGATTGTAGGTCCTAATAGCATACAAACATACAAAGAACAAGTTGATATTATACAAGACAAACAAGATGATATATAAAGTTGCATTATTTATATCTCTATACTATAATACCCATAGTCCACATATAACTATATATATGCTTGATTAAAACAATCTATAACCGATGAGGTCAAAACACACATGAGTGAAGAGCTGCAAAACATGGAAGAGAACGAAGTCAACGACAATTTTACGATTGAAGAGGACATAACTCAAAATGAAAACTCTACAGAAGTAGAGGCGGAATCAGCCCCCGAAGTAACGTCAGAAGCAACAGTTGACGACCATCAACAGAAAATCGATCAAGCATTTAAGAAAGAATATGCTAAGCGTAAACAAGCTGAGCGTGATGCTGAAGTACTTCAAAAGCAATTAGAAGAGCTGAAGAGTAAGCACACGGAGGTACCAGCCGAGATAGGTGAAATGCCTAACGAGTATGATTACGCTACCGATGAAGAATATGAAGATGCGAAACGTAAGTTTATTGCTAATGTCCGAGCGAGAACAGAGTATGATGCTAAGCAGAAGTTAATTGCTGAGCAGCAAGAACGTACTCAAGAAGAAGCAGCACAGAAGCGACAAGCTGAAATAGTAGCTAAAGCTCAAGCCTACTCTGAGAACGCTGAAAAGCTAGGAGTAGATGCAAATGAGCTTGCACAAGCTGGTCAGGCTGTAGCTAGTTATGGAATATCAGAAGATTTGACCATGGAAATACTAGCAGACAGTGACGGACCACTGATTACTAAATACTTGGCAGGGAATCCACTAGAAGTAGAAAATATGTCACACATGAGTCCCGTACAAGCAGGTATTTATCTAGCAACTACTATCAAAGCCAAAGCTAATGCGCTAAAACCGAAAACTAGTAGTGCGTCGGCTCCCCCAACCCATTTAGAAGGAGCATCGACAGAACCTGAAGACGGAATGTATCCGAATCTCAGGGGAGCTACCTTCTCTTAGGGAGTAGTGCCTCATGGCTAACAATTTTGCTAGTAACTTTACTAGAAAAGTAATGATGAAGGTACTTGATCGTTTCGAAGCGAATCGAGTACTATCTAAAAATGTCGATACACAGTTATTTAAAGGTAAATTTAACCCGAACACTGGTACACAAATCGACGTAAAACGACCAACAGATTACACGACTATCGAGACATCTGATGGTAATATCTCAACAACTCGTTCTGATATCATCACAGGTAAAGCAACAGCTACAGTACAGGATTATATTACTGTTGCAGTTGACTATGATGAAGTTGACGAATCACTCAAAATGGGTACCGATGCTGACCGTATTTGGGATGATATCGCTAACAGAATGGTAATTAAACTTGAAACTAACTTTGCAGAATACGTGAAGAAAGAAGTAGGTTTACTGTCAGGTACTCACGGAAACGGTGTGGAAAGTTGGCAGGAAGTGGCACAAGCAGGTGCATTAATGCAAGCTTCTGGTGTACCGATGAACAAGCGCTGGGCTTATTTCTTGAATCCTTATTCTCAAGTATCATTAGCAAACGAACAACGTTCATTAGGTGTTAATCCTCAAGCTGGTACTGCTAACGAACAGGCTATTGTTCAACAGCGTTTTGCTGGTTTTGACGTCCGTACAGCTACAACTTTACCTACTTACACAACTCAAACTGGTGCTGACCGAGCTGGTACCTTAAGTGCTAACCCTGATGTAACGTACGCTACTCATAAAGATAGTATGCAACAGACTCTTGCAGTAACTGGCTTCCAAGCTAACTTATCTGTTAAAGCTGGTGAGGTTATTCAGATTGCCGGACGAAACAGACTTAACTTATCAACTCGTGATGCTATCGTTGATGCTTCAGGTGCCAACGTACTATTTACTGGAACTGTTGTATCAGATGTTACTCTAGGTGCTTCGGGTGAAGGTAACATTGTTATCTCTGGACCAGCTATTTATGAAGCCTCTGGCGCATACAATACCGTTGATAGTGCTCCAGTTTCTGGTGATGTTGTTACATTGCTTGGCTCTGCATCAACACTTTATCAGCCTAACTTATTCTGGCATCCAGACGCGTTCACAATCGCTTCTGTTAATATTGCTAAACTTCATAGTACTGACACAATTGCTACAACTCGTGATGGCCTACAGATGAGAGTAAGTAAGTACTCTGATGGTGATGCGAATAAGCAGACTGTACGTTTTGACCTACATCCAGCCTTTGGAACAATGAATCCATTCATGGCAGGACAGGCATTCGGTAATCCTTAATCTAACTGAGGGCTTCGGCCCTCTTTTCCTATAGGTAGAAATTATGAGTAAATTAATTTATATACGTAAATCTGGCAGTGAACTTGAGGTTAGTGATACATCAGGTAATCGTGCTGAGATGAAACGTTTAGGCGCGAAACTAAAGAAAGAAGAAAAGAAAGAAGCTAAAAAGAAGGCTAAATAATGGCTACGGCTTCAGAAATTATAACTGATGCTTTAGGTGAACTCTTCAATTCTGCCGGCGAACAGCCCGTAGTTGCTGAAGAGATGTCATCAGGCATACGTTATTTAAATAGAATGATGAACGCATGGGCTGCGAGTGGACTGGCTTTAGGTTTTACTATAATAACCTCACCTAGCGATGCTATTACTGTAGCTGACGGTGCGTTAGACGGTATTGTCTCTAATCTGGCGGTGAGATTAGCACCAAGATATGGAATGGAGATAACACCAGAATTAAATTTAAATGCTAGGGATGGCAAAAAGGTTATAAGAAAATTAGCTGTATCAACACGAGCTACGTCACATCCTTGCACATTACCGATCGGAAGTGGTAACGAATCTTCGTTCAATGGTACAACTACAGAGAAATTTTACCCTTGTCCAGAAGACAGTGCTCTTACTGAAGAAGGTGGTAATATTACATTAGAGAGTGATACTTAATGGCTAATAACAAAAAAATTAGTGAATTTACACAACAGGTATCATATCAAGGTACTGATTTACTTAACATTGTTAGAAGTAGTACTAACTATACAGTACCTATATCAGCACTACCTGCATACTTAGGTGTTACTGGAACTATCAATGTAGTTGGTAGTGGTACGGGTACACCAGTATTAGAACAACCTGATGCTACAACTAATAATATTAGGTCAATTGAAGATGGTAACGGAATAAT